GCGCGAGCTTCCACGCCTTGAGCTTCGGGCTTTCGCTTTCTTCCGTGCCGTTGTAGCCGCAGAAGTGGCAGCGTCCCACGTCGGAGTAGCATCCCCACTGGCACAGGTGGCAGACGCCTTGCGGACGAATGAAGTGAAGTAGTTTCATGGCGAATCTTCGGGAGGGTTTAATGGGTTGCGCGCACCCAGCCCCTTTTCCCCGACCTCTGGGGTTCACCGCCTGAATCTCTGACCACGCGCTGGTCGGGTACTCGTTGCCGGGGTGGGCAGAGCGAGGTTTGCTGCGCGCGCGTGGAAGGCTGATCCAGGTGCGCCGTGGGTTCTGGTCGGCCCACGTTCCCCAAGCCGGTTGCCCGGTCGTCGGTGCGCGCCTTTGTTCGCTCGGCTTTTCTGGCTTTTTCGCGGTGCCGTGGCGGAAATCTAAACCGCGTTCCAAGACAAAACCCCGGCGAGAGGTGCGACGCTCGGGGCCGGGGCTTTGCTTGGGGAATCGTGTTGAGTCCGAACGTCGCGTGACGATTATACCGCGCCTTCGTCCCGCGCGTCAAGCGGATTCAACTTTTCCGCAAGATTTTTCAGACGCACGATGTCCAGCACCCCGCCGCCGTTGGTCAGGGGCTTTAAAGCGATGCCCTTGGATCGGTAGTAGTTCGCGCGGGATCGGGCGTTGGCTTGGTTGATGCCCGTGCCATCACAAAACTCCGCGAGGGTTTGGGCGCTCTGCCAGCGTGTTACGAAATCTTCGGGTTTCAATGGTTGTCCTTTCGAGTTAGTGCGGCTTTGACCTTGGCCCAATAGCCGTCGGTCGCCTTGCGGTTGCGGCGCCAACCTGGCCCCGCGTTGTGGAGGCGTGCGAGGGTCTGGGCATCGGCGTTGGCCCACGCCTTCGGTTCGTACCGCTTCATGTACGCCTCGACCACGCGACGGGCGTAGTCCTGCTCCCGGCATCGGGCGTAGTCGCCGGCCACGCGGCTGTCGGTATGGTAGGACCGCCATATCTGGAACGGCCCGATTGCCCGGCCAGCGTCGCCGTCAGGCACGTTGGCGCGGTTGCCCGACTCGACGTACCGGATTGCGTCTAGAACGCGATCCTGGGCGGGCGTGGCGGAAAGGGCGACGATTAAAGCGAGTTCATGTATCACGCCGCACCGCCTTCCGCCTTGGCGTGTTGGGGCATCTTCCAGCTTGCCGCCGGCCCGCAATAATCGCATTGCGTCGATGACTTCACGCACCACACATAACCGTTGAGCAGATACCAGAGTATTCCGCAGGATGTTGACGCAATGTTCCTTCCGTACCGGACCACGCACAACACCCGATCCGGTTCCGGCATCGCGTGGACGCGCAGCGAATACGCCTCGTACAGACCCGCGAGGAAGCCAGCCCCAACGTAGGTGCTGGCGTTGCCCTCCTGCTCCTCCTGCGCGATCAGGGCCGCCAGTTCCGCATCGTCTCGGCGTTCGGCAAAGGCCAGGCCCTGCAATCGGCCCGCCTCCCACGCCTGATCTTGCGTGGGGTTGATCGGATACATGACGTATGATGTTTTCATTGCTCAATACTCCTATGGCGTGATTGCCTTACCCCGCCGCGCTACCGGCGGGTAAAGGCCGTCACGTCAATCGCAGCAAGCAACGCCGCGCGTGTAGTTGGTGTCGGTCAACGGTTCATCGGCAACGTACAACATACAACCCCGGCAATCGCCTTGATGGTAGAAGCTCAGGCCGTGCGCCTTGCAAACCTTCGCCACGCGGCGCAACGCTCCCGCCTCGCGGTCGGCGATGGGGAAGCGGCGCACGCTGTGCATGCGGTAGTTGTGGACAACCTCGAAGGGTTTTCCGGTCGTCTCGTCACGCTCGATGGCCCATGATGCGTGGTCGTTGCTGTTGCCACATTCAAGCTCTCCCCAGCGTTGCAACGTCATTTCCGCGCGCCGCAGGGTAGCGGCGTCGTCGCGCGTGATGTCGGGCGCGATGCGTTGTAGGCGGTTCCAGAGAAGGTCGATCTTGTCTTGTGCGGACATGGTGGAATCTCCTGCGGGCATAATCGCCCCAAGGCCGCGCCGTGGCGCGGATTGTGGGGGGATTAGGCGTTGCAATATCCGAGCATATGGCGGAACGCCCACGCATCAACGCGAATCGTCGCGCCGTCGTTGACCTCGCCACAATACAGAGCGCGACGCCCGAAACACTCGGCAATTTCACCGGGCGTCGGCTGCTGAATGAAAAGTTCGGCGTCGGGGTTGTTGCCACCATTACGCTCGATATCGCGTGCGAATCGGCGCGCGATACGGGAGTTTACGGGGCGTGCAATGACGTTGCCTAGTCGATCTTCAATCAGTGTAATCATCATGGCTAGAATCTCCTCGCGCGATCCGGTCGCGCTCCGCCTGGACGACGGCCCAGGCCCTAGGCCCGCGTTAGCAGGCCTTCGGGCGCGGGTCGGCGTTAATCAATCCCTGATTCGGTGAGCGATTCGGCTATTTCCATAACACTAAGTGGGTCTCCGTTCTCCTCCATGATCCAGCCGTCAAACACTAACGCCACGCGTTCATCCTTAGATGCGGCTGTCATGCTGTTAAACACGCCTTCAACGACATGGCGCGTGCGAAGTGTTCCGATGATCTCAACGCGGCGAGTTGTAATGACTGCGCATGCGCCGATGAGCGCGTGAATCGAGGTTCTAAAACCGGGTGTTTGGTGAATCTCGGTCATGGTCGAATCTCCTGCCGCCTGTGTTGCCCTGCGGCGGGGCCTGCAATCCCCAGCAGCGCCGTTAAGCGATGCTGGGCGATAGTGTGAGTTAGTCGGCGTAGGCAGACGGGATTCTCTCTCCCGTATCGTCACAGATCAACTCCGCATCTTCGTAGTTGATGTCACAGGCCTCCACCCGCCATCCGCTATGGTCCCCATCCTTGATGGCGCGAGCGATGTAGGTAGCGTTATCGCGCGCTGAATCAAAGCTCAACACGCCGCCATCGCTGGTCAGGAAGTAGATCGGATAACCGCCTGGCCATGCGTAGGGGCCTGCCTTGAGGGTTTCAAGGAATTGGCGTGCCGTCTTGATGGTGCGATGATGATAAGCTTTCACGTCGAATCTCCTGCCGCCTTGGTTAGCCCTGCGGCGGGGCAAGCCTCAGCGAGCCGGTAAAGGCGCGCGGAGGGGGGGGGTTAGGCGTTGTCGTCATCGCCGTACATCGAGCGAAGATCGCTCTCAAGGCTGCGCTTGTTGCGCGAGAATGTCCAGTCGGTGCAATCCAAGTAACCCGGCGCAGAGTAGCGCCCAAAATACCCCTTGACGTAGTGGACATCAGTAACTTCGCCGTAAACGTCGCCGATGGACACTTTGCGGCCCGTGCCGATCATCGCGCGGTAGTTATCCGCGTCGGGAGCGTTGATGTCGGGCGCGACAACATCGCCGCCGGTAGTTTCGATGATCCATCCGTCACCCTTAACGATTTGAAGTTGCATGAAAGCCATTTGCGAATCTCCTGTGCGGCGTTTGATGGGGTGTCGGCTTGCCGCGAACCGACAACATGAGATTAAATCTTCAATCGGCGATTGTCAAGTCTATTCTTCACGATTTTACAAAAGATTTTAACGATTCATCACAACTATTTGCAAAATCTAGGGGTACATTCTCGGAATTCGTGAGAAAAAAAGCGTTCCGTGGCAATAATTACTTTGTAAGCGCGCAGTGATTAAGCTCCACCATGCTAGACCAAACCGCGAGAACCGGCGCGCAACAAGCTCTAGACTCCCTCGCACGCGCAGGCGCGCCGCCCCATCTCATTGACCGCATATCCCGCGACGAGCTCGACGACATGACGCAGGAGGCCGCACTAGCCATCCTCGAATCGGGCGCTACAACGCCGGCACTCCAGGCGACCGTTGCCAAGCGCGGCGCGCTACGATGGCTGCGCCGTGAATCGCGCGAACGCCGGCGACTGCAACGATACATCGACCGCGCGAAAGACCTGCGGCGCGATGGCCAGGTGGAGGGGGGAAATGGTGGGATGGACAGTCTCCCCCCTCCAGCTTCACCAACGCCTCCACAATCTCTCGTCCACGCTGAAACGCTATCCCTTGCCGTTGCGACACTTGCGACGGTAAACGACGACGACCGGCGCGCGGTTGAGCGTGTCGTGATGGGCGGCGAGACGCTTGACGACGCGGCCAGGTGCGAGGGTGTGAGCAGGACGACGATCGTGAGGCGGGTCGAGCGTGGACTGGACGCGGTGAGGCGGGGTGTCGAAGGGCGTCACCGGTTGGGGCGGGGGGCGGGGGGCGGAGTCTCACACCCCCCTTTAAGCGCCGGCCCTAACGGTGAATCGAACCCCTCCCCTTTTCAATGACCCAACGGCCCTGTCGGCGCTTGAACGCTGATGGGGTTTTTTCTTAGGTGGACGATGGATTCCCGAGGTGTTGATCGAGAGAGTCCTTGGCTCGCTAAGGCGAGTCCTGATAAGGATTTCTGGGATTCCCAGGCTCGGTTGCGTGAGGGTGAGCGGTTGGCGCGGTTGTGTTTGGAGTTCCAGGTGGGTTTTGGGACTCCTGAGGGTTGGGAGTGGGTGGGTGGTACGGCGATGAATCCTGATCCGATGTTGGTTCCTGTGGGGTATGATCCGGTGTTCCATGACGGTAAAACTTCTAGCTGAAAGGAGTCATCCATGAAACTGCTGACTCTTTTGTGCTTTGTGATGGCTTTTTTGCCCGGTTGTGGGACGGGCGGGATTGTGGTGCATAGGCCGGACGGGACGGTGGTGGAGGTGACGCAACCCCCAAAAGCGGTGTCCCCCGCGACCTTGGCGTGGGGGCGGACGGAAGGCGATGGTGGGGATGGTGTGGCGGGTCGATCCGAGTCGTTGACGGTGGGGACGGGGGAGATGGCGGCACCGCCAAGCCCGGCACAGACGGCGATGGGGAGTTTGGTGTGGTTGGGCGCGGCTTTGCTGGTGGTGGGGGCACTGATTGCTTTCGTGCCGTACCTCCGGTTTATCCCCCAGGACTTCGGGTTCGTGATGATGGCACTTGGTGGTGGGATGATCGCGTTGCCGGTGATTCTCGAGCGCTACCTGACGTGGATTCTTCTGGGCGGGTTGGGGTACCTGCTGGTTCGGTCGGGGATGCTGGCGAAGGGGTTGGACTGGTTCAAGCGGGAGACAAGTCCCGAGAAGCAGATGGAGTTGAAGATGGCGGGGCATCACGACGCGGCGGGGTCGTTGGCGTACCTGAACACGGCGGGGGATCGGTTGAAAGCGAAGGTGGTGGCAACGGAGTCTGGATCGCCGTCGGGTACGTGACGTTGTTGGCGGTGGCTGGTGTTTCGGCGTTGTGGATGATTTTCGGTCGCAGGTGAATGGGCTTAAAGGTCAATCCATACTGTCCGAACTTCCACCCTGATGTCAGGTACGTTCAGTGTCGATATTGCAAGGAGCCGGTGGACTTGGCTGGTCCTTGGAACGAGCAGCCGACGAAACCGGCGCATCGGTTGTGTGAGAACAGTCAGATTCCGCCGCCCTTTACGGTGCCGTTGCGGATCACCGACTTGAAGATGATTAACACCGTGCTTGTGAACGGCTGGAACATGCCGCTGCTATGGTGGGAAAAGACCATTCGGCTGATCCGGCAGACGATGGACATGCACGACCCCAAGACCCCGGAATATGAGCCAGATCGTGACATCCACGCCAAGCGACAAGTCATGGCCGCCGCCCTCCTCGCAAGAATCGTCGCCGTCCAATCGGGGACCAAGATTGCAGCTAGGAAAGGGCTTTCGGGCGAACAGATCAGAAAGAAACACCGTCGTACCCAATGGGCTTTTGGCGCTGAAAATAAGCAGCCGGGCGACGGAACTGTTTGAGCAGAACATCGAAAAGGGGTTGGCGAGCGAGAACCTGTACGTCAAGAACACGGCCCAGAAGTTCTATCTCGAAGCCCAAAAACTGAAATGGCTGGCGGAACAAGATGCCGATCGAAGGCGCAGACTCGACGAAAACAAGCCCACTGCGATCCTCGGCGGAGGCGGCGATATCCAGTCTGCGCTCGCTTCAATCCTCGGTGAAGTCTCTCGGCTCGAAGGCGAGATCGGACGAGGAGAGGCAGACGGTGCTGACGCTGGCGAGGAAAGCGGCCCCGCTGGCGGACTGGTTGAAGATCGAGAGCCTGTTCCTGACGGCGGGACCGAAACACCTGGAGATGGCGGAGGCGTTCCACGCGAAGCCGCGCCGGCACAACCGCTTCGCCTTAATCGGGGGGAATCGGGCGGGTAAGAGCGTGTGCGGCGGTCGCATGTGCTTTGCGAAGCATTTGCGTGACGACGCGAAGCAGGGGGCGATTTACTGGTGCGTGGCCCCGACGGTCGAGAAGTCCATCGCGGGCCAGCAGCGAGAGTTGTGGGAGTCGTTGCCGAGGTCTTTGCTTGGCGACGCGACCTACAACGAGCAGACTGGTTATGGCGGGCAGAGGCCGAGCCTCGTGGTCGATCCGGGTGGAAGGCGTGTCGTGATCCGCTTCAAGACGGCGGCACAATACGATTCCGACCCGGCGAGTTTCGAGCAGGAAAAGGTGAGTGGCGCGTGGGTGGATGAGACGGTTCCAGAGGGCGTTTACAAGCGTCTGGTGCCACGACTCATCGACCTCAACGGATTCCTGCTGGTCACGACGATCCCGGACGATGAATGGATCGACGAGGCGTTCGGCGAGGAGGATTGCGACGACTTGCAGCGTGGGATTTTCGTGCGTCGGCTGACGATGTACGACAACAAGGCGAATCTTTCCGAGGAGGGCATCCGCAACGCGGTCGAGTCCATGAGTGAGGACGAGAAGCAGATGCGGGTGTACGGGAAGTCGATACACAAAACAGGGCTGGTGTACAAGGAGTTCGTCAAGGATTACAAGCCAGACGGACACCTCATCAGGCCCTTCAAAATACCGGCGGACTGGCCGCGATACCGGGCGATGGACGTTGGAAGGGACCATCCGACGGTCTGCCTGTGGGCGGCGGTTGCGCCTAACGATACGGTCTATGTGTACCGCGAGTACGTGGCGCGGAATACGACGGTGCAGGAGGACGCGGAAAAGATCACGGCAATGAGCAAGGGCGAGGTTTACGCCGCACCGTGCATCATCGACCCTGCGGCGTATGCCGTCACCAAGAGCAACCCCAAGAGCGTCGGATTGCAGTTCCTGGAGGCGGGGGTCCGGTGTATGCCGGGCGTGCGTAGCAACAAACACCCTTCCGGCGGCGAGTTCGCGTTGGTGCAGAATGTGAAGCGGTGGCTGGAGACTTACAAGCTGATCGTGTTCGATTCCTGCCCGTACCTGATTTCCGAGTTCCGCAAGTGGCGATACGTGAGGGACAAGGAGAACAACCCGGTCGGTCGTGGTCGGTTTGTGGACGCGAACAACGACGCGCTTGACGCGCTCAAGTACCTGCTGGCGGCGAATCCGACGCACGAATCAAAGGTGGTTGAAGTGGATAGCGTCGAATGGTGAAACAGTGGTCCAACGTCGGAATGGGGGTCGCGTGAGCGTCATCGAAGTGCTGTGGCTTACCGCGCTGACCGCCGTGATCCTCTGGATGCTCTGGAACCAGTGGAGGCGGTACGAGGCCGACAAGAAGTTCGAGGAAATGATCGAGGATTCCAAGGCGATCGAGGAAGCATACCGAAGGCGATTTTGATGAACATCAAACGAGGGATCGACGAAAAGACGGGTTTCGCGTGGATCGAGTTCCGGCCCCAGACCAACGACGAGGAGACATGGCTTCACTCCATGCGTCCCGCGCCGGGCCAGGCGATCGAGTTCTACGAGATCAAGGGTGAGCCGCTTTGGCGAGGGTTGCGGGTGGTGAATGATTCCCCCGCTCCCAAGTCGGCGCGACCGCCGGCGGAATCCGAGAAGCCCAAGCCAGAGTCGGAGGGCAACAAAGAGAACTTCGCACAGATGAACGAGGCGGACCTGCTGACGACCATCGCCGAGAAGGGCGTGCCAATGCCCAAGGTCAAGCGGCGTGGCGACCTCATCAAGGCGTTGCAGGACCACGAGGCCAAAAAGTAAGCAATGGAAGATTCCAAAACAACGTCGCTGGTGACAAACACCGACGCCGACACGGTTCAGTACCTTGAAGGCCTTGTCCAAGAGGCTCAGGCGATCCGTTCGCGCGAGGAGCGTCGTTGGGATCAGAACTTCCGCCGCGTGTATGGGGACCAGTGGGACAAGAAAGCCCCCGAGGGGTTGAAGCAGTTTACGCTCAACCTCACGCAGAACGCGATCATTGCGACGGTCGCGGTGCAGACGGAGCAGCGTCCCAGGGTGCGGATCACGCCTCGAGAGACAAGTGAAGATGGGCTTGTGTATTTGAAGCCCGCCGCCGCTCAGATGCTCGCCTCGATGGGTCTGCAACTCACGCCCGATGAGATGTCGGGGATGATGCCCATTTCGCAGGAGGCGACGGAGTTGGTCACGGCCAACTTTGGGGCGCTCAGTGAGCAGGACGCCTACGTGGTGAACGACGCGGTGGTTGCCGAGGTGCTGACGAAGATTCTCGAAACGCTCTGGGATCGGGCGGACACGGACTTCCACCTGATCCAGAACGTGATGAACACGTCGGTCATCGGCCATCAGGCGATGCTCTGCCAGTGGGACGCGGGGACGAACTCGTACCAGTTGATGAACATCCACCAGATGAACGGGTGGATCGACCCGATTTCGACGGGGATTCACGACGCGGAGTATTTCGTCTGGGATCAGGTGGTGAGTGCGGAGGCGGCGAAGGCGACATGGCCGGAACACGCGGCGTTGATTGATTCCGTCAAGCAAACCGGGAGTATCGGTAATGCCCAAGCCAGCGGCTTCATTGCTCAAATCGGCGCGCCTTATCGTGACGTCACTTTCGAGCGTCCTATGGTGCGGGTACAGACTGCTTGGCTCCGCAACTACCGCGTGCCTATCCCTCTGGACGAGGCTCTCCAAAGCGGCGCGGTTACTGTGGCGATGGTGGATCAGCCCGATCCAGCCACTGGACAAGTAGCGCCAACGCAGGTTGACGAAACCTACATGCTTCCGACGGGTGAGTTGACCGCCCCGGACAATGAGAACTGGCCGCACAAAACGATAATCCGTCAGGTGCAGAGGATTCTTGACACGGTGATTTCCGATGTCGAGTGCCCGTACCGTGACATCCCGATCGGGTGGAACATCAACATTCCGATCATGTATTCCCCCTACGGTCAGGGCGAACCCGACCGCCTGGAGGACTTGCAGCAGAACGTGAACCGGGTCTTTTCGATCCTTCACAACCACCTGCAATACTACCAGTCTCCGATGGAGGTCATGCCTCAGTCGGTGAAGGATGCTCTGAAAGAGAGCGAGCGTCAGACGTTCGCCCACCCGGGCCGGCAGATCAGCGTGCCCGACGAGTTGTTCACGATGTTCGGCGGCAACGTGTCGAGCATCATGCCGATGCCGCAGTTGCCGACGAGTTACGTCCAGTACGCGGCGCAGTTGATCGACATCTTCAAGTACATCAGCGGCAACGTAGATGTCCTGTCGGGTCAGGCGAAGTCGGATTGGTCGGGCGAGTTGGTCAAGGCGTTGCAGGGTTCGGCCCGTGGCCCGATCAGCTTCAAGTCCACGAACACCGAGCGGATGATCCGCCGCATCACGCAGTTGGTCCTTGGTTGCATCCTCGACCTCATGCCGGAATCGGAATGGGCGAAGATCGTCACCAAGTATCCGCCGCACGTGCTGAAGGCGATCCGCGACCGCGCCAAGGTGTTCGACCACGACATCATCGTGGAGGTCGCGTCGGGCAAAGGCGTTGTCAAGCAGGTCGAGAACGAGAAGTACCTGGCCCTGTACGACCGCAAGGCGCTGGACGTGCTGACGCTCTTGGAGAAGTTGGAAGTGCCCAACGCCGAGATGATCGTCAAGCGTCTGGGGTTGCAGGCGTCGGCTCAGGCGATGGCCGGTGCGGCGGCTGGCGGTCATACGGACGGCCAGCAGGATCAGCAGGGGCAAGCGGCCCCCAAGAAGGAACAGAACTCCCGTCCGAGTGGTTCGGGCGGGTGAGTCTCAATACCAGCGGAAGCAGGTCACTGACGACCGTGGATCATGTCAAGCCTTTGGGCAGACCTCTGTGAAGCGCGAGACAAACCGAGCGGACGCGGAGCGTGAAGAACATGGCGGACGAAACGAAGGTGGAACCCGGCGCGTTGGATGGTCTGGTCAAGGAAGGTCAACCCGAACCGGAATCGGAAACGCCTCCGGTCGAGGAAACGCCGACCGAGACGCCCAAGGAAGAACCGGCTCAGGAGCAGGTCAACCCCGAAGCGGCCAAGCCCGCAGAGGACACCGAGCAAAAGGGCCACGAGTTCGACAAGGGCTTGCAGAAGCTCCAACAGCGGCAGGCGACGTTCGAGCGAAAGCTCGACGAGTTGCTTGCCAAGATCGGCCAGCAGGGCGGCGTGGCGACACCCGCCCAACGCGAACAAGTCGCAACCCTGCAACAGCAGGTGGACGACATCGACGTGCTGAGCAAGACCGAGCCCGATGAGATCGACCCGTACAAGGCGACCAAAATCCTTGCCAGCAAGGTCAAGGAACTCCAGACGCAGTTGGAAGAACGAAACCGCACCGATAAGGTACGGATTGAGTCCGTCCAGCAGACCGTGGGGCGTTTGCAGGACGAACGGGATCGGGCTGATTTTGCCCGACTGAATCCCGAGGTCGCCGACCAGTACGACAACCTCATCAACTCCACCCTCGAATACGTGAACTCGCTCGGCAACCTCACCCCCGAGGCCCGGCAGATTCACGCGACGTACACCTGGCAGGCCAAACTCGCGGAAGCGAAGGCTAAGGCCAAGCCCGTCGCCACGACCGCCACGCTCAAGACCACGCCCGACAAGTCAACCGTGGGTACGAAAGTGGCAACCAACTCGGCCTCGGCAGCGGGGCGAGGAAAGCCCGCATCAAGCACGATGGATTTCATCAACGGCTTGGTGAACGAGGCGTAACAACAAAGGAAACCGGCTATGGCCGTTTACAACAAGTCCGGGAACGCCATCAATCTTGATGGCTTCCACAACTACGCGGTGGGCGAACTCCTGCCCCAGCGTTTCAGTTCGTTCTACTCCCGCCTCCCCTTCTTCACCTACATCACCGGCAAGGCGAACAACACGGCCAACCTTGGCCGTCCCGCCTCGGGCGCGATCATCGGCAACAACCTGTCCCCCATCGACATGCAAATGGGCGGCGGCACCGAGATCACCCAGCGCCTGCAAACCGGCACCGTGGGCGGCTTCAAGTGGCTCGGCCTGCGTGACACGTCGGCCTCGACCGGCAACGACTCGCAGGACCAGCACAACGCGACGGCGACGTGGCGTTGGGCGCGTGCGCAGCAGCCGATCACCATCTGGAACAGCACGGTTCTCGCCTCCAAGCCCGACAAGTACAAGATCGCCGACGCCCTGCGTGAGGCGGTTGAGGAGGCCACCGAGCAGCTTTTCACCAACCTCAATCTCGCCTACCTGCGTGGCAACCCCACCAGCCAGTCCGCCGACGTTTGGGACAGCCCCCTCGGCGTTCTCCAGGCGATGGACACGGACAACACCTACGCCAACCTCGACCGCGCCAGCGTGACCTCGTGGGCGTCGAACCGCGTGACCACGGCCAAGCCCATCAGCCTCTCGCTGATCGACGACGCCAACATCACGCAGGGCGCTCAGGACAAAGGCCCCGGCATCGACTTCGTTCTCGTCGGCAAGGCCAACTACCTCAAGCTCAAGGGTGAAGCCCTTGCTCGTGGTCAGTCCGTCACGGTCGGCGACATGCCCGAGGCTTCCAAGGTCGGCGTCAAGCAGGAGTGCATCAAGTACGGCAACGTGACGATCACCTACGATCCCACGTTCACCGGCAACTGGTCGTCCTACGACAGCGACGTGACCGACGCGACGAAGCTCATGCTGTGCTTCACCTCCGACTCGTGGAAGTGCTACTTCCACCCGGACGGCAACTTCAAGGTGTTCCCCTTCCACGACGAGTCTGAGCGTGCCGGTGGTCCTGACTGCGTGACCTCACGCATCCAGGTCATGACCATCCTCCGCTGTGCCAAGCCGTGGCAGAACGTCGCGTACACCAACGCCAGCTAATCCCCCCTTCACCACAAACCATAAGGAGCAGTCGTTATGGCTGTCACCCCTGTTGCGATCCAAGGAGCCGGCGCGTTCGGCGACTCCGAAACCACCATCGTCACTTTCGACATTGGTGAGTCCACCGTCGAGGTGCCCACCGGCCTCACGGTCATCTACCGTGCCTCGGCGACGCCCATCGTGGGCACCGCCGCCTACAGCACGGCGTACCCCCTTCTGGCAATCAACGAGGTCGTCACCGCGACCGCCACCGGCTCGTCCGCTGGCGCCACCGGGTTCGGCACTTCGTGGACCGCCGCCCTCAACGCGACCGCCGCTTCGGCTCGGTCGTACACCGTCACTGTGTGGGGTCAATCCTGATCCCTTCGGCTCCGTAGGGGAGCAATCCCCTGCGGGGTTTTTCTCTCTTTCCAAGGAAACCCCATCATGGCGTTCGTCACCAACAGTAAGAAGTTCTTTCAGGCCCGAGGCGGGCAGGAAGGATACGTCGAGGAATACGGCTCGGTTACGCTCGTGACCGGCACCGCCGCCCTTGACACCACCCTGCGCACCATCAAGTTCTTCTCCTACGGCCTCGTCGGCACGTCGTCCGACACCGGCGTTCTGCGGCTGGACAAGGCTGCGAACACCGACGGCACCGAGACTGTCAGCGGCGGCTCGATCAACGTGGCTTCTTCTTCCACGACATCGACCGCGACGTACCAGATTCTTCTTCGCGGCCTTCCGTAAGACCGCACAACTCGAAGGGACAAAACAATGCAGAGTCCGATCAACGGCGTGGTTGTCATGTCGGTCAACGACCGCATGATGTTCACCAAGACGGCCTTCAACCTGTTCGACTCGATCATCCGATTCGGGATGCCGGTCATGCGGGGTGCTGGTCCGTATTGGGAACAGTCGCTCCAGAACGCGATCCATAGCGCGGTCCACTCCAACCACCCCAACACCGGCAAGCCGTTCGACTATGTGATCTTCTTCGACGGCGACAGCGTGTGGGAACCGGACGACCTCCAGCGGCTTGTGACGGTGCTGGAAAAGAATCCGCAGTACCATGCGGCTCAGGCGGTGCAGGCGGATCGCAACGCGGACAAGCCGCTTGCGTTCGCGTGGTTGCACGAGTTGGGCATCCAGTACGACCACGGCAAGCCGGTCACGGAGATCATCCACGGCCACTTCGGGTTTACGGTCATCCGTGCCGACGTGTTCCGTAAGATGTCCAAGCCGTGGTTCTGGTCCACGCCCAACGAGGACGGGACGTGGGACCTGGGCCGCGTGACTTCCGAGAACGGCACGATCAAGTTCATCGGCAAGCGCGACCCGGACACCAACTTCTGGCTGAAGTTCAAGAACGCCGGATTCAAGGTCGTGCAGGTCAATCAGGTCGTAGTCGGTCACATGGAGTTGATGTGCCGATGGCAGGAAGGCCCGCGTGTCGTTTCGCAGACGATGCGGGAGTTGGAGAACGACGGCAAACCCGAAGGACTCCGATCCCCGTTTGTCGGTGAGTTGACGCCCGATCAGATGTCGCGTGGACCGGGCGGGAATCCGCTGCCGCCCCCGCGATCAAATGTGGAAGTGAAGCCGCCCCCGATTGCCCCCGGTGATATACTACCGGAGGGCAACCAATGATGGTCGTTTACACCCATCTCGGACTCGGCGACCACATTATCTGCAACGGTCTGCTTCGTGACTTGGCTCGCCGTCACGGTCGGGTGTTCACGTTCGTCAAGCCGCACAACTACGAGTCCGTGCGGGCGATGACGGCTGGCGCGAACATCAACACGATTGTCGCCGGCGACGCCGAGGCGATGGAACTCCTGTCGTGGATGGTTCCGCAGGGGTTCAAGGTCATCGGGCACACGCACCTCGACCGCTCGCTTGGATTCGACAAGTCGTTCTATCAGAACGCGGGCCTGCCGTTCGAGCGACGCTGGATCGGGTTTGACGGAATCCGGTCAAAGATGCGGGAGTCCGACCTGATCGACAAGATCAAACTGCCGAGCGAGTTCGTGTTCGTGCATGACGATGTTTCGCGCGGGTACGTGATCGACGATTCGATGGTCACGAAGTTGCCGGTGGTTCGCCCGCTGCCGGGATTGACCGCCAACATCTTCGACTGGATGGGCGTGATCGAGCGTGCGAAGTCGGTCCACCTGATCGAGTCGTCGTTCGCGTTCATGGTCGATTCGTTTCCGGCGATGGACAAGGAAATCGTGCTGCACCGCTACGTCCGCAAGCTCGATTACGGGTGCGTTCCGACGTACCGCCTGCCGTGGGAAATCATCGAATGAAGGGCTACAAGGACGCGATCCGCAAGTCGATGGCGTTTCTTGCGAAGGACCGCAAGCGGGTTTTTCTCGGGTACTGCACGAAGGTCGGACTGGCGGGCGGAACGCTCGACCTCGTGAAGCCCAAGAAGCTGATCGAAATGCCCGCCGCCGAGAACCTGGTCGCGGGCGTCGCAATCGGGATGTCGCTTCGCGGGTACAAGCCGGTGGTGTGGTTCGAGAGGATGGACTTCATCCTCAACGCGCTCGACGCGATCGTGAACCACGCCGACAAGATGGCGGAAATCTCGCGTGGCGATTACGTACCCAAGGTGATCTTCCGGGTGAACGTCGGCGGGAGTGCGAAGCCGCTCTACACCGGCCCGACGCACACGCAGGACTTCACCGAGTCGCTTCGGAAGATGATGACGACGATCCGGGTGTTGAACTGTAAGACACCGATGGGCGTGACGTTCAACTACGAGATGGCGGCGGAGATCGCGGAGAAGGAATCAGTGATTGTGGTCGAACGAAGGGACTTGTGGTGACAACGAACCGCTACAGCAACTACAAGTTGATCCGCTTCCCCGGCAAGATCAAGTCGTTCCTTGACGGGAAGATCACGGCCCCGCTGTACGTTCGCATCAAGCCGCTGAACGCCTGCAATCACAAGTGCAACTGGTGTCTGGTTGCGGGGACAATGATTGCGACGCCAGACGGCGACGTGCCGATTGAAAGGCTAACGATTGGCGACTACGTTTATGGCCCAACCGGTCGGGTATGTCGAATCACAGAGACAAGCCGCCGCCATGTGGACCGGATCAACTGGATTGAATGTGGCGGGCGAAGGGTGGGGTGCAGCGACGAACACCCGATCCTTACGCAAAGGTCATGGGTTCCAGCGAGTGATGTCCAGCACGGAGACGCCGCCGTTGTGCGAGTGCGGATGCGGGAATCGCGTCCTGTCGCATCGCGGAGTTTGGAACCGATTTCTGCAAAACCATCAGTTGCGTGGAGTGAAGTTGCCGGAGACGCGACGACAATCCATGTCGGATCGCATGAAGGCCAACAACCCGATGCGTCGGCCAGAGATTGCGGCGAAAGTCGCATTGAATCACAAGTTGAATCCAAAGAAGTTGGCGGACTGGCACATCAAGAAGCTCGCGGACCTATCGCGGAAGAGAATGATGGGCGATGGCAACCCGATGCGGAATCCGCAGGTTGCCATGAAGGTAGCGACAAAGAATCTTCTGGCGAGGGGAACATCGAAGTACGAGGACGCCTTCTGGCAATGGGTGATCGAGAACAACCTGCCCATCGAAAAGACCAGCACCGGGGAAATGTGGATTGGTCGGAGAAACCCGGACTTCCGCGTTCCGAACCAAAAGAAGTGCATCGAGTTGACGCAGAACATGTGCTTCATCGGGTACGAACGTCGGATACGAACGATGGACAGCTACGCAATCCCGAGCATTCAGCACTACAACAGCAAGGGATGGAACTGTCTGGTGATATACGGTCGGTCGAAACAGCGGTTCAAGATGGAGTTGGCGCAGGTCATTCTCGACTACGCATCGCCGGAATCGAACTGGAGCGGGGTCTGGAACTACAAAGAGTTGATTCGATCCGACGCGAAACCGGTCGGTTTGAAGTGTTCAACTTTGCCTGCGACCCAGACGAGTCTTACGAGGCCAATGGCATCGTAGTGCATAACTGCATCTACGGCCACGGCACGAACGAAACCGTGATGCACGACGGCATGGACGACCGCGACAAGATCACGACGCCACGCCTGACTGAAATCCTGGCCGACCTTGCCGACATCGGCGTGAAGGCGATTACATTTTCGGGCGGCGGCGAGCCGATGGCTCACCCCGGTATCCGAGAGGCGATGTGGACATGTGTGGATCGCGGGCTTGACTTCTCGTTCATCACGAACGGGTCATTCCTTCGCGGCGACAACGCGACGCTCGCCAAGCGTGCCAAGTGGATTCGCGTGTCGATCGACTATTGGGATGGCGACAGCATCGCCAAGTCGCGGGGCGTGAAGCCTGATGAGTTCTTGAAGATCGACGGCAACATGCGCGGGTTCGTGGACATGAAGGAGGATTGTGAACTCACGATCAACTTCATCGTCACGCATGAGAATCACGAACGGCTGCTCGACGTTGCGACCTGGCTTCGCGGGGTGGGCGTTGACAATGTGCGGTTCTCGCCGGTGTGGATGGACAACTTCCACGAATACCACGAGCCGATCCGAAAATACGTCGAGGAACAGTTAGCGTGGGCGACGCGGTTGCAGACCGACAAGTTCAAGGTGTATTCGTCGTACCGCATCGACCCCAACGCGAAACTTCGCGGGTATGACAAGTGCTGGTTCCAGCAGGTCGTTCCGGTGATCGGTGCGGACGAGTGCGTGTACGCCTGCCACAACACGGCGTACAGCGACAAGGGGCGGATCGGCACGATCAAGGGCCGCAAGTTCAGCGACCTGTGGTTCAGCGACGAGGCAAAGGCGTGGTTCGATAAGTTCAACGCCCGCGAACAGTGCAACGGGATTCAGTGCGCCGCCGAGTCCAAGAATGTGCTTTACAACGAGATCGTGAACTCGGGCACCGACAACTTTGTGTGAGGCAACGATGAACCGCGAAGGGTTGATCGCGTTTGAGAAGAAGGTCGAGGCGTTGTGGCTGGAGGGGCGCCTGCCGTTCCTGTTCCACCTGTCGGGCGGCAACGAGGACATCCTGCTCGACGTGTTCGCGGGGATTCGCAAGAACGACTACGTGTTCTCGACGCATCGAAGCCACTACCACTACCTGCTCAAAGGCGGTGGTGAGGACAACCTGCTCGACATGATCCTCGCCGGTCGGTCGATGTTCGTGTTCGACAAGCGGATCAACTTCCTGTCGTCGTCGGTGCTTGGCGGGTGCTGTGGGATCGCGGCTGGCGTGGCGATGGGGTTGAAGATGTCGGGATCGAAGTCGTGGGTGCATTGCTTCGTCGGCGACGGTGCGGCGGACAACGGGCACCTGTACGAGGCGGCGAGGTTGGTGGACGCGAAGGGGTTGCCTTGCACGTTCATCATTGAGAACAACGGGGTATCGGCTGGCGCGACAAGGGACGAGCGTGGTGCGAAGTCGATCCTCAACGCGGATTGCGTGTGGGAATACAACTACACGATGACGCAGCCGCACTGCCAGACGAACAACAAAACGAAGGTGACGTTCAAGTGAAGATCATCAGCTTTGCCTTGTGGGGCGACAACCCCATGTACGTTCGGGGAATGTTTCGCAACCTCGAACTCGCCAAGAGCATCTACCCCGAATGGGTTCCGATGGTCTGGATGGACTGGCGACCGTCCATCGCGGCGGAACTTTACCGGGCCGGCGCGTGGGTCGAGATGATGCCTAGTCACGGCGGCATCCAAGGCATGTTCTGGCGGATGCTGCCCATCACTTGGAAGTGTGCCGACGCGGTGATCGTCCGTGACGCGGATAGTCGGTTGAACGTGCGGGAGGCGGCGGCGGTCCATGCGTGGCTCGAATCCGACAAGGGCGTGCATGTGATGCGGGACCATCCGCATCACGCACAATGGCCGATGCTCGGCGGGATGATCGGGTTCAAGAACGGTGCGGTGCCGAACATGACGACGCTGATGAACGATTGGTCAGCCAAGAACGTGAAACTAGACGACATGCGGTTCCTCGCGTCGGTCGTTTGGCCGATGGTGCAGGGCAACTGCCTCGTCCATTCGAGCGTGCCGGAACCGTTGGGCGGCGACCCGTTCCCGAATCATCCGCCGTCATACAGCGACTACGTGGGCCAGGTGTTCGACGCCGACGACAACAAGGACATGCGATGAGCGATGAAGGGAAAAACAGCGCGATGGAGAAGGCGATGCAACTTCTCTCCGAGCAGTACGACACCGTACAAATCATTGCATCGACGATTGACGACGATGGTGACACGGCGGTTCACTATTCGGGAAGTGGAAACTTGTACGGCAGGCTCGGCAGCGTCCGCGACTGGCTTCGTGAAACAGAGGCCAAGAGTGAGGCGGAAATGCATAGGCGGGTTCGTGAATACATGGACGAGGACTGATCCTTCAATCGAAAGTCAAACATGGCAAGCGTCAAGATCAAGGTTTCCGGGATGCCCGACTTCGCCGAGTTCATGGACTACACCAACGGCGATCCGAACGGCGAGTTTGTTCTGAATGAGGTTCAGCCGGGCTGGTATCTGTTCATCGGACCATGCACCTACAACATGCGGTGCGACGGGGCGGGTCGCTGGTGGTTCGGGTTCAACGACGGCTCGATCCACGAAACCGCGACGCGTCAGGGTTCGACAAGCGAAATCCCCACGGGTTCGTATGGCCCGATTGACGGCAGCCTTGGCGCGATTGAAGTCCTGCACGATTAACGAGACAACGCTACATGGCGAACAACTTTGAAATTGACTTGAACCCCAACGCCTTCGTGGTCCCGTCGAGCAACGGGCCGCTGCGTAAGATCGCCCAGGATCGTCCGTATCTCGCGTTTGACGCCAGCACGGAATGGAACACTTCGTCGGTCGCGTTCCAGTGGCCAGCATCCTATACGGGATCAGGAACCGTTAAGGCTGATATCGGCTACTTCATGGACTCCGCTACAAGCGGAAACGTCGTGTGGGGCGTGCAGGTTGAGGCGATCACGGATGGCGATTCGATTGACATGACCACCACCTCGTCGTTCGATACAACGAACAACGCAACTTCGGCGGTCCCCGGAACCGCCAAGTATCCTAAGTTGGCGACTATTACGTTGACCAACAAGGACAGTGTTGCGGCGGGCGATTGGGTTCGGGTCAATGTCGCCCGCAAGGCCGCCGACGGTTCGGACACCGCGACAGGAAACGCGAATCTGTTTAGCGTAAGAATCCGCGAGGAGGCTTAAACCTTGGCGCGGTACTTCGATAGTGCAAGTTCGCAATACCTGCAAAGCACTTCGGTTGTTGTCAACCCGTTTCCGGTCAGCATCGCGGGGTGGTTCAATGCCGACTTGTTGACCGACGATTGCGTGGCTTCGCTTTGCACGAGCGGGAGCAACAATCTTGTACAGGTTTATGTCAGCGGCGGCAATAAACTGGCGTTGTATATCGAGAGTGGAGGAAGTTCCACAAATCTCGTTGGCGCAACTTCACTTTCGACCGGAACGTGGTATCACTTTGCGGCGATTTCCGATGGTGTGGATCACTCGATTTACCTCAACGGATCATCGGACGCGAGCAACAGCACAGTCGATCTTTCGTTTGGTGCGTCGCTAAACCGAACGTGCATCGCGCACGCGGTCTATAGCGGATCGGAGACAAACTTCTTTAAGGGGTCGATTGCGGAGGTCGGGTTTTATTCCGGGACGCTCGCATCAGGCGACGTGTCGGCACTGGCGAACCGCTATTCTCCATTGCTGGTCAGGCCCGACATACTTGGATCGTATTACCCTTTGTGTAGTGACGACGGAGACTCGGACCAGGTTGGTCGCAACAACCTGACAGCAACAAACTCTCCGACGTACTCGAATCACATACCCGTGATTTATCCTCATCGCAGCAACATTCAACTTGGCGTGGTTGCGTCTTTTTTCAGATTTCAACCGGCGTGGTCGCATAACGGCAACAGAGTGATCGGCGGCGGATTCGCCTAATGTTCAAACAAGCAACAGCCATCTCGAACTTCCCCTTCGCCTTCATCGGAACGGCGGGGGATGCTGTCACGACCGGAACCGCGTGGGGTTATTACTCGCACGCATCCGGCACGCAGGCGGCGCTCACGGGGACCATCTCGCACCTGGGCAACGGCCAGTGGATCATCAACACGGTTTCGACGACCGAAATGAACAGCACGCTTGTCGGGCTGTTCTTCCGGCACGCGACCGCCGCGCCCGTCCACTTCACGATCCCCACCCAGACCAAGTTCGTGTCCGACCTCGTTGGCAGCGGCACCGCTGTAACGGTTGTCGGCTCCGTCGTGGTCGGCACGAACAACGACAAAACCGGCTACACCGCCATCGTGACAAGCGGCACGGTTACGACCGTGACCAACTCGGTCATTGCTGGCACGGTATCCGACAAGACGGGATATACCGCCATCGTTACGTCGGGTACGGTTACGAATGTGACCAACTCCGTCGTTGCGGGAACGGTGTCGGATAAGACGGGATACACGGCGATTGTCACGAGCGGAACGGTGACGACGGTGGTGAACTCGGTTGTTGCGGGCACGGTTCTCGATAAGACTGGATACGGCGCGACCATCACCGGGGCGGTCGTCGTGGGGACCAACAATGATAAGACGGGCTACACTGCAATCGTTACTTCGGGAACCGTCACGAATCTTACGAACCCCGTGGTGGTTGGAACGAACAACGACAAGACGGGGTACACCGCCGTCGTCACAAGCGGCACCGTCACCAACGTGGTCAACTCGGTTATCGCGGGCACTGTCGGCGACAAGACGGGGTACACCGCGATTGTTACGTCGGGCACCGTCACGACCCTGACCAACTCGGTCGTCGTCGGGACCAACAGCGACAAGACCGCTTACTACTTGGCTGGCACGCAAAGTTTCAACAATACTGGACAAACGACGGTCTATCCCACCAGCGGCACGACGACGGCCAGCAGCGTCACGATCACGCCTATCGCGGCCATCGTTCAGTCGCCGGTGTACGCCATGCGGGACATCGACCTCGAACAGTTCTCGGCGGGCAACATCGCCTTCACCTGCGTCGATTCGACGGGTGCGGCCATCGACCTGTCCACCAAGAGTCTGCGGCTCGTGGCGATGAACGAGGCGGTTCGCCCCGGACTCATCTGGGCCATCGGCTCGTCGTCCATCAGCATCAGCGGAACGTCCAACAACGTCGCCACGGTGACATACGGTACGACCCAGACCAACACGCCATTCAACGGCAAGTATCGCCTGTGGAACGTGACCGACGACGTGCTGCTCGCGGCGGGTGAGCTTGACGTGAATCCTTCCTACAAGGCGGCAACGTGAACCTTGAAGAAGCCAGAATCGTGGTGCGGGACTCGGCCTTGCAGGCGAGCGAGGAAACCTACTCCGACGCCCGCGTGGACCGCGCCATCCGCGCTGCCCTGTCGGAGTTCGTGCAGCAGACCCGCTGCACGGTCACGTCGGGCACGGTCGCACTGACGGGATCGGTCGCGGCGTTCACCTCGACCACGCTCAGCAACTTCCGGCCCGAGCGGATCGTCCGAGCGCAGGCCCGCTACATCGACCGTGGCGTGTGGGGGACCGGCAACTCCTACGTTTACAACGACTTTGTGCAGGGCGACGGAAGCCCCGACTCGGCGTACTACATCTGCACACTCGCTCACACGTCGGGCACGTCCAACGAGCCGCCCAACGGCGCGTACTGGCGCGTGACCGCCGCGAACCTTGGGACGCCGGTGGACCTCGTGGACCTAAACACGGTGGTCTGCAACCTCGAATCGACGACCGCGAGCGACCCGACGATGTTCGCGTTCGAGGGCACGGCGAGCGGCTACGTCGCCCCGATGCCCGATTCGAACCGCATCTTGTGGGTGCAGTATTACCAGCCGCTTGTGGCGTGGGAGCCTGGAACGTCGAACGCCAGCACGATCACGCTCAACGTGCCGGATGAATACATCAACGACGCATTGTGGTACGGGGCGGCTTCGTTCCTCGAAAGCGCCGATCCGTTGTCGCGGATGCAGTCGCAGGGCTACAAGGCGTTCAAGGAAGCGATCCGTCGGGTGAAGGGCGAGGCCGGTCTTGAATCCGGTCCCGTGGTCAAGGACATCGACAAACTGGTGTAATCATGCCAACATACCTTCGTGGCCGAGGCGGTTCAATCGGCGGCATCATCTCGCAATCGGGAGCGACCTTCAACGGCAAGGTCGGCGATTGGCGTTTGGAGGCCGAGAAGAACGTGTACGACGTGAGCGGGTTCGGGGACGCGGGCAACACCTACTACGACGAGGGGACCGGCAAGTGGGCGTTCTCATGCAACGGGTTCGTGCTGTCGGGCGTGACGCTCGGAGCGGCCAAGATGTCGGGCACAACGTCCGTCGCGGGCACCATCGCCTTGCAGGCGGACTCGGGTAAGGTGTTCTACGGTTCGGTTTACTTCCCGTCGATCAGCGTCACGACCTCGTACAAGGGCGGTCCCGTCGTGTTCACTGGACAGGGCGTCGGCAACGGCCCGCTGAATGAATCCTAATGGAAGATGTCAAACTCCCATCGCTGCCCGACGGTCCACTGCTCCCCGACTCCAAGGGTGCTGGTGACGCCACGTCATCGGGCGGCAACGACTCGGCGGCGATTGAGCGGTTGACTGCCGCTGTGGAGGAGATCAAGCAGGGGCAGGCCGACGTGGTTCGGTTGCTCGAACAGATCAAGAACGTGCTGGAACGCATGGAGAACAGTTCGGGCGAAGTTGAGGTGAGCCTAGGCTAATGGCAACCTATCAAAAAGACGAGTACAACGGCACGCGGATCACGTCCGGCATCCAAACATCCCGTGACGATTCGGCGATCACCATCGGCCACGTCACGGGGGTTACGGACGACATCGCGGGCCTGGTCACGGCGGCGCAGGCGGCGGCGGCGGCTCGTGGTCCGAATCACCCCAACAACTCGGCATTGCCGCTTCGACGGGTGGTGTCGTCGGCTCGTCCGCCCAACAAGGCTGTCGTGCGGCTGGAATACTCGCACAAGGCGGCGGGCGGTGCGTACAACTCGTCGATTTACTCGTTCACGAGTCCGATGGTCGATGTCGGGCATCACCCAGTGACCATGTACGAGTTCATGGGCACCGGCGTTGAGGCGACACCAACCAAGAACCTTTCCCTGTTCAAGCCGATCACGTTCCCGATCCCGATCTTGATTCTCACGGTTCCCGTCACGCTGTCGTCGAACGCCTTGGCGTCGGTGAACAGCAAGGTCAGTTGCGTGAACAATGCGTCAGTGACGTGGGGCGGCGCGACGTTCGCGGCGAATACGGTGTTGTTTGAGGGTCCGCGTCAGCGGGTCCGCGTCGAGAACGGCAGCAACAAGTACGACGTGGTGTATTGCTTCAAGATTCTCCAGACGACCGGAACCGCCGAGGGCGGCAACTACACCGGATGGTACGAGTACATCCCCAACGGCACTGGCGTTCTCCAGAAGGCGGTTCGGCTGTTCAGTCAAGTTTCGTTCGCTGGAGGGGCGTTCCCAACTAGCTAATGCGACCCGATTCAATCGACGAGTTTGAGCAGGGCGAGTCCGTCACGGACCCCACCTTCCGCGAGAAGCTGAACGCTCTCCGCGAAGTCGCCAACAGCGTCCGCAGCATCACGGGCGGCGGTCGCATCCGCGTGTCTCAGGACAACGACGGGGTGGTGATCTACGACGACGGCGCTGGCGACGGCGGATCGGCCATTGTCGATGTCCTTACGGTCAAGGTTACGTCGGCGGCGTCCCCGCCAGCGGGCGAATCCCCGCTTGGCTGGTATAGCTGGGAGGAGGTCGAGGCCGACGACCCGCGATCCAGCGCCAGCGAAGGACCGATGCGGGAGGTCAACGGTCGTCAGGGCATGGAAACGGATGTCAATGTTTTCATGTGGGTGACGGCCAATGGCAAGTATCGGTTCGACACGTCGTATAGCACGCGGTCGGACGACAAAGACCCCAGCGACGGCGGCGTGAACCCATACGATCAGGGGGCGAAAGACCCCAACGGTGACGTTTGGGACACCGACCTGCAACCGGCGACAGACTGGAATACTGGCGGAAGCGATCACTTTGGCGTCAAGCCGATGATCGTTACGAGGTTCCGGCAGTCGGAGATGGGCAGCAACGAACCCGCCCGTCTTTACACCCGCCGATTCCGCCACGACTCGACCGGCAACCTTGCCTACATTGAGGCTGAAAACGCCTTCGTGATTGGCACGATCACGAACGTCGTGTCGAGCGTGTATTACAACGCGGGCACGTTGACCATCTACAAGATGAAGATCAACGTCCTCGGCACGGTGGCCGACGGCACGCAGGTGTTCCAGATCGGTTCGGCGTCGGGTGCGGACACCTACAAGGTGATGGTGACGGGTTCAGACGCATCGCCCGACTACCTCAACCCCAAGATCACGACGGATGCGGTGTGGATTTCGTCGTCGGTTCAGAACGCCGGCGCGAACGAGAATCTGCTGATCTACCACATCGGCCCCGGCACGGCGTCGGGTTCGTCGCAGCAATACACGCACCTTAGTTACGACATCAACGAAGCCAACGTGGAAACGACGGGGTTACAGATTTACCCTTCGCACGGCACCACGACGTTTGACGCCAAGGGCCATCGCATCGCCTCGGGCACGACCTCGAACGGCAACTGGTTCTACGTCCCGCAGGTGATCGGCGACCTTGCCGACGTTTCATCGAACGCGCCAAACGATGGCGACGTTCTCACCTACGACAACGGCGTTGGCGAGTGGGTGCCTGGCACGGTCGCGGTGACGGAGGATATCTTCGTCAAGGTGTCGTCGGCGGATACGACGGCGGGATACCTCAACAGCAAGCTGACGGTGACGGGTCCGTGGGTCACGAAGGCGATCCAGAACGGCGGGGCGAATGAGAACCTGCTCATCTCGCACGGGCTTGGCACGGCGGCGACGAGTGGCACGACGTTTCTGCAATCGGTCGCGGTAAGCGGCACGGTCGCGGGCGTGACGGGCGCGACGGTTACGTTCACCTCGGGCACGATCAACCTCGACGCGCAGAACCACGTTTTCAGCATCCCGGTTGGCGGCACGACGGCGGTGAAGGTTCCCCAGACGATCAACGACCTTTCCGACGTTGACACGACGGGCGCGGCGAATACGAACCTCTTGCAGTTCAACGGGACGGTCTGGGTTCCGGCGTCGCTTTCGACGCAGACGGTGGTGACGGACTGGCGGCTCAACGGCACGACGTTCGAGTACAAGACCCGTTCGATCTACTGCCTGCCCGCCGGTGCGGAATCGGGTTGGACGCAGACGAGCGGCGATCAGCCGGTTTCGCAGAGCGTGGTGTACGACACCGACTACACCGATCCCAACTTCAAGGAGTTCAAGCGGCCCGTGTACGTGTTCGCTCCGGGCGCGACGACCTCGACGACGGTGTTCACGACGGCGACGTGCTAAATGTCGATCAAGACCAAAACCGGAAGCATCGTCAAGAAGGCCGACGGCACGATTGCGTCGGACTGCGACTGCTGCACGGGCGGGGGTGGTTCGTGTCCAACGGATTGCGCGGCGTGCGCCACGACGTACACGGTAACGCTTTCGGGCGGAACCGGATACGACGGGACGTACACGGTGACGAGAAGCGGATGCACATGGAGCAACTTCGACAACCCATACGAGATTCGCATCGCGTGTGGCATCAATGGTGACGGTATTCTTTCGTGGACGGTTTATGTCGTTGATGGCTCCGACACATTCAAGAGCAAGGCAAACGTCGGTCTTGCGTCATGCCCACCAACCGGATCGTATGGCGCATTCGACGCCATCAGCGGATCATCGGCGGTTTCCTGATGGTGCAATGCTCCAAATGGTCTGACTGCGGCGTTCCATCGGGCGGCTGTTGCTCGGACGGCCACTTCGGCGGGCGTCCCTCGGCGGGCACCTGCATGATCGCGTGCGGGCACTACGACGGACCATCGCGCGGCGTGGGTGACACAGTAGCGAAGGTGCTGGCGGTGGTGGGCGTGAAGAAAACAAGCGGATGCAACTGTGCGAATCGGCAGGTTGCCTTGAATCAGATGGTTCCTTACAAGAAGGACGGCGTATGAGCGCACTCGGATCAATGTACTACCAAAACCAGCGGGCCGAGATGCTTCGTCAGAAGGCGATGGAGGACGAGCAGGCCAAGCGACAGCAATGGGACACCTTCCGCCAGAACTTGCCGGAACGTAATGACACCTACCAGCGATCCATTGGGTTCATCCCAACGCGATTGCAGGAACAGTTCATCCGAAATGCTGGCGGCGATGTTCAGCGTGGATTGTCGGACTACCAGCAACAGGATGCGCTCGAACGCGAGAAGCTTGGTTTGCCACCCAAGTATGGCGTCAACGACGCATTGAACCGCCGTATCCGTCCGCTTGGCGGCGCTCCCGGCATCCCGCGAATCCCTGATGCTATTGTCCAACGCATCGGCCACATCGACCGCGCGACTTCGATGGGTCTTTCTCCCGAAGCCCTAACCCAGCGCGACTTGCAAGAACAAGCCCAGCGATTCGGTCTTGACGCCCAGCGGTTGCAGAACGAACGATTCTCCACTGAAACCGGCGAGATCGCCCCCAACGCACTCGCCCAGCGTAACCTCATGGGTTCGCAGGGCGTGTTGTACGAGGGCCAAGGCGCGGCGGCTCGCGGGCAAGGCACGCTCTATGAGGGTCAGGCGAACGTGGCGAACACGAACGCGGACCTCATGCGTCGCGCCGCCCAGACCTGGGGCAACCGCCAACTCCCCGCCGACCCGGGGATCAGCCCGATGCCGCAACAGGGTGGTGATCCGATCCTCCCGCCCGGCTACACGTCGCCGAACAATCCGCCGCCGGTTCCCGCATCGGTCCAGTCGGCGTTGATCCGCCAGCAGACGCAGCGTGAATCGTCGCAGGCCGATGCGGATTTGAGAATGAAACTGTCGGATCGTTCGTTTGCCGGCAAGGAGTGGGAGCGTCTAAATAAAATCCTCAACCCCTATTCCGGCGCATCGGACGAGGAAAAGCAGGCGGCGCGTGAACAGATGGCGATCATCAGCAAAATGCACCCCGATATTTTCCAAACATCGGGCGGCGGTGGGAATATCCCCACGCCAAAGACTAAGGCTGAATACGACGCGCTGCCTTCCGGCACGGTTTACATTGACCCGCAAAGCGGCAAACAGGCAAAAAAGAGATGAAAAGCGCCTTTGGCGATGACATCACGGATTCCGGCGAAACGTCGGCGTTTGGCGACCCAATCCATATGGGCGACGGAACCAGCGCGTTCGGCGATCCGATCCATTCCGGCAGTCCCACGCGCCCTTCGAGCGGCGACGGATTCACCGACTACGCCAAGCGGTTCGGCTCCGAACTTGCCACGCAGTACGGTGAGTTTGGGCGGTCGGCGGCTTCTACGCTCGGCAAGGTGGGGCTTGGGCTTCTTGAGATGCTCGGTCAGGGCGGCGACGCTCGATCCAGCTACGGCCCGCCAACCGGCAACGACGGGTTTGCCACGGCCCGCGAAGCCTTGAACCGCGCGTTGCCCACGGGCGGCGGTCAGGCCGATCCCATGTCCACGTTTGGCGGTCAGATGGCGGCAACCACGCTGCCCGCGATGGCGGCTCCGCAAGCCTACGCCCCCGTCGTTGGCGGCTTGCTGGCGGGCGGGTTGGGCTACACGACCGCCCGCGATCAAGGTGCGACGCCGAATCAGGCTCTTGGCTCGGCGGCGATCCAGGGCGCCGCTGGTGCAGCGATGGCCCGCATCCCGCACGCCACAAGCCTCCCACGCGCCATTGCGACCGCCTACCTCGCCCCCAAAGCGGGCGAACTCGCCAACTACGCCTACGAGCGGGCGACGTATAACCCCAACGCGCCGACCCCGCAACTGATGTCCGAGCAGGACATCGTGAACACGGCGGTCGGTACGCTGGCATATGCCGGTCCCCGCATCCCTGCGGCCCTGACCGCTCGTAACGACATGCTCAACGCCCGCGCCGAGCAGGCCCGTGCGATGGAGTTTGAGCGACAGTTGCGGGTGGGGAATGAGTTTGAGGCGCAGCAGCGGGCGGCGGAACAGCGATTCAGCCAGCAGAATCCCATCGAAACACGCCCGTCGATGGAGGATTCCGCGATTGCGCAGCAGGCGGCGGAACAGGCTCAAAGAACATCGGACGAGGTTTTCGCCCAGCGCGTTATGGGCCAGCCGACGCTTGGCGGCGATCTTGGCGTTCCAGAAGGTGAGTTGAAAACGGTTGCGAGAATCCAGGCTGAGCGAAGGTTTGACAGAAACTATCCCCCACAAGAATCGACAGTTCCACAAGATTACTCGCTTGGCGTTGGCGAAGAAGCTAATCGTCGTCAACAGGCAGATGCACAGCGTATTGCATCCGAAATGGCAAACTCTGGCGGCATGGAGGGTGGTGGCGCGGCTCCGTATGGCGAAGATTTGGCCCAATCGAGGATGACGAGAGAGCAAAGGGCTGATCGTGCAAGGCAGATTCAATACGAGCGACAACTAAGAAAGTCGGCCCAATACGAAGCCGCCCTTGCCGAAGCAGAAGCAAGATTTAACGCGCAATATCCAGTCGAAAGAACCGGAATCTCTACGGAAGATTCCGCCATCGCCCAACGTGCTGCGGATGTCGCATCGCGTATTGATTCCGAGCGATTCGCACTTCGCACGATGGGGATGTCTGGTCTTGAAGGCGACGCGGGGGTGCCACCGGGCGAAGCCCGTGCGGTTCAGGATCGCGGGGCTGTCCCCAGCCGTGGCGATATGGGCCAAGTCCCGCAGGATCGCGTGTCGCAGTTCTACAACCGCCAGCCGCAGGAGTCCCCGCTTCCAGAGTCCCCGTCTGGAATGGCGGCGATTGATCCAAAGACCCAAAACATCCTGTCGGCGCAGGCGGCAATGCGACCGGAAATCCCGCCGACCGTCACAACCACCGGCAACGAGCGGTATCTTGCCCGATCCGAGGCCGACGCCCAGCGATACGTCGCCTACCGCAACGCCCGAATGGGCGGCGGCGATATCCCGTTCACCTACCGCCCCAACACCGGATTGATGGCGGGGACGTTTGAGGTTGTCAGGGAGCCGTACCCCACCCCCAATAGACCGCCAGAATCGCGTCAGGAGCCTATTAGCCGCGTCCCACCCAAAGAACCGCCCAAGACTCCACCTTCGCAGCAGGAACCGCCCACGGCCAAAGCAAACGCCGAATCCGCCTACGCCACCGCCGACGAGGTATCTGCCGCAATGGCAGCCGAGGGCGTCACCCCCGAACAAGCGTCCGCGTCCATCGCCAAACTACAGGAGGCCCGCAATGCCGCTAATGAAAGGGTCCAGCCAGAAGGCAATCTCGGCCAACGTGAAGGAACTGATACGGGCGGGGCACGAACGGCGGCAGGCGATAGCAATAGCCCTGCGGCTGGCGAGAGGAAAGCCACGCAAAGCGGTAAACAACCAGCAGGATTCGGGAAGCGAGAGCTAGAAAAGAAAATCCTAGACTGGTATGACACGGTTGCGCCAACCGAGAACGATCAAGCCGCTATGAACGATAGTGGCACTGAGTTTCGCGGACTGACAAAGGACGATCTGTCGGGACTTGCCGGGAAAGACCGACAGAAGGTACGCAAACTCGTGCAAAGTGGCGGCGAGGATTTCCGCGCGTGGTTGATTGAAACTTACGGTGCCGAAGGCGGCGATCGCCGATACGAACGCTACAAGCAGGAAATGCTTGCCGGTCGTGGCGGTCGTTTGGAAGAAGCCAAGCGGGCCGCGATGGGTGCCGACCCAGAAATGGCTCTTGCCGCCTTCATCCACGACAACATGCCACTGAATGAAGCGGCGGTTCCTCATCAGTCTGTCGATCCCAAGACGCTGAATGTTGGCGACACATTCAAGATTCATGGAACCGAGTGGACCGTCAAGGACGGGGAGTTTGGAAGGTTCCTAGAAAGTTCGTCGGCTAAGCACGATGTCCCCGTGGATTTCGTTGATTCGATCCCCGTCGAAAAGGGTTCATTGAAGCGTGTCCGCAGGCCGACGCAGCCTGGACTTCTTGGCGAAATGTTTGATAGCGGCGAAACCGGATCAAAGACCGGGGCGTTGTTTGGTGAGGAACCGCCCAAGGAAACCAAGAAACAATCGTCTGTTGATGAGCGTATCGCAAAACAATACGATCCGACCGCAACGCCGGAAATGTTCCCGACGCCCAAGCCCCCCAAAGGCGTCCGCAACCGTGGCTTCGTTGACGTTGGCGAGGTCGGCGCCGCCGTCGAAGCCGCCGGTAAGAAGGTGATCCAACTCGCCAAACCCGTCGCCCAATCCG